GTGAGCTACACGGCTCAAATCCGCATCAAGCGCGACGGAGTGCAAGTCTACCAAGAGAGCCAGACCTTCGCCCGGAAACAGGCAGCCCAGGCGTGGACGCGTAAGCGTGAGTCGGAGCTTGATGAGCCCGGCGCGATAGAAAGGGCGAGCCGGCAGGGCGTCACCGTCAAAGAAATGATCGAGCAGTACCTGCTGGAAGTGGAAAAGGCCCGGCCGTTGGGCAAAACCAAGAAAGCCACGCTTGAAGCCATCGGCAAGATGGATATCGGCAAGCTCAACGATACTGACGTCACCACCCAATGCCTGGTCGACTTCGCCCTGTGGCGAATGAGCCGAGAGGGTGGTGGGGTTCAGCCACAAACCGCTGGCAACGACCTGGCGCACCTCGGCGCTGTCCTGGCCATCGCCAAAGATGCCTGGGGCTACCAGGTCGATCCGCTCGCCATGGGCGGTGCCAGGCGCGTGCTGCGCAAGCTGGGCTACAACCTGAAAAGCCGGGAGCGTGATCGCCGGCCGACCTTGGACGAGTTGGGAAAGGTGCTGACGCACTACCAGGCCATGCAGGCCAGGCGCCCGACCGCCATCAATATGTTGAAAGTCGTGGGGTTTGCCCTGTTCTCCACGCGCCGCCTGGATGAAATAACCCGTATTCGCTGGGCGGACATCGACGAGACTGGTCAGCGGGTGCTGGTGCGCGACATGAAAAACCCCGGGCAGAAGATCGGCAACGATGTTTGGTGTTACCTACCGGACGAAGCGTGGCACATCCTCCAGACAATGCCCAAGGCCGGCGAAGACATATTCCCCTATAGCCCTGAGTCAATCTCGACGTCCTGGGCGAAAGCCTGCAAATTCCTGGAAATTGCAGATCTTCACTTTCATGACCTTCGCCATGAAGGTGTGAGCCGCCTGTTTGAAATGGACTGGGATATCCCGCGTGTGGCGAGTGTTTCCGGGCACCGGGATTGGAATTCAATGAGGCGTTACACCCACCTGCGCGGTAAGGGTGATCGTTATGTGGGCTGGGAATGGCATGAAAAGATATTGAGGGCGCCCGTCCAACTGGGCGCCGCATCAATGAAGTGGCTCAAACGACGGGTTTTATCCCGTTGAGCTGGTTGTGTTCTTTAACTGCGGCGGCGCGCTGTAGGTCGAGGTAAACGGCTAGATCGGTGATGTGGACGCCCTTGGCTGACTTCTGGCTCGGCTCCAGGCGGGTAATTGGAAGCTTGATCTGACCGCTCATCACCTTGCGCTGGAACATGTCAGGCGTCAGGTGTGTGAAGTAATCTCGGCACACCAACTCCAGCGGGATAATCGCCTGGCCGTCGTATTGGGCCATGAGAATGAAGGCTGTATTCATCGGATCTCTCCAAACAGAGACAGGCGATTCAACTGACTGTGGCAGTGCGGGTTGACCCATATGCATTCAGTACGGGTCGCGGAGCCGCGCCCAGCGCTGATACGGGCGGAAGTGCCATAACTGGCCCAGTCAGGCAGCAGCTCGGCATACAGATCACTTGGGTAACCAGACAGGACCACCATCCCTTCCAGTTTGAGCAAAACAGCGAGCAACTCCCGGTGCGCGGCGTCATCCATTTCGTGCTTGTAGTACCTGCCGCTGGATGCGCCCTTGTATCTGGTGTCGTGCACGTAGGGTGGGTCAACGTAATGTAGAGTCTGCGGCCCGTCATGCGCCTTAACAACCTCGATCGCCGGCCTGTTCTCGATCAACACCCCGCTCAGCCGCTGGCCAACCTCTGCAAGTTGATCTGGGTAGCTCGCCCAGAGTGACTGGGCTGTGCCGTATTGGCGTTTGGTGTCGATGCGGAAACCCGTTACACCCTTGGTCGCACCGGCAGAGCCGAAGCCCATCTGAGCCCTGATGATCGTTCGACGTGCGCGTTCGATCGGCTCGGCGCAAGGCTCCCACGACAGTTCGAACTCCTCCCTTGAGTAGGGTGTGAATACTAGGCGTTCAATAAGTCCCGATCGGGAGTTTTGATCCTGCAGGACTCGGAAAAGGTTGACGATATCGCCGTCCAGGTCGTTGTAGACCTCGGAATATGATCGAGCCTTCTGCATCAGCACTCCGGCGGCGCCACCGAATGACTCGACGTAGCAGGTGTGCTTTGGAAAGTGTTGTAGCACCCACGGTGCGAGCCGGAATTTGGCGCCGTGGTAGCGGATGACAGGTGATGTTATTGCCATTGGTAGCTCCCCCCTTACATCCGAAACGATTGATGAAAGGATCCCGGCTGAGCCTTATGCTCTGCGGGTTTCGCCATATCGCCCTGGATCTCGCAAACGAACCGATGCCGCTTCTGGTTGGGCGCAGTTAGGGCCTCGGTCAGGCCGGGCACGACGTCGGTGCATTGTTCATAGGCGTGCGGGCCGTTCCAGCTATCCGCCTGCACCACTTGGCAATCCGTTCGTGTCGCGTCCGCGCACAGGTAAAGCAAAAGGAACACAGTCATACGCCAACCTCCTGCTGAGCCACGCTCAACGCGATCGCTACCGGCTGTACCCAAACCGGCATGCTGTTGAGCATGAAGGTTTCACCAGCCTCGGCCAGCAGCAGGGTGGTTCCCATCACATGGGCGATTGCTTCGGCGGCTGCCGGTGGAACTGCGTTCCCGATCCGCTCTCGCCATGCCTGATCACTCAGACCGTCCAGCTCAAACCATTCCTCTGGCTCAACCAGACTTTGCAGCGCGGCCAGCTCCAGCGTGGTGAATGGCCGGTGCCAGGTGCCGTCGAGGCTTTCGATAACGCAGGTCAGCCGCTCGTTGGCTTCCGGCATGCGGGGATCTGCAACAGACCACCGCCCATTGTCCTGGCGGGCGCTGGCTGAAACCGCGCCGCACTGGTCGCTCCAACCCACAACGCCGTAATGGCCGCCGGTTAGGTAGGCATCGCCCTTGGTTCGCTTCATGCCTGGGCGTGGGTCTTGAACAGCGAAAGCGCCCTGACCCGTGGTGCTGCCAGAAATTACCGTGCGTGAGGTGCCGTCCCACTGGGCCACGTTGTACTTGGCGTGTCCAATGCCAGGGTCGCGCGGGTCAGCAACGCTGAATGTCCCTTGCCCGGGTGACTTGACGCCGATCACTGCGCCGCTGGTTTCGTCCCAACGGCGGACGCCGTACTGCTGGTATTGCAGGGCGCCGGCCCTGGCTCGTGGATCCGCTACCGAAAACTTGCCGTTGGTTGGGCCGCTGCGTGCGGCGACGGTACCGGCGGTTTCGCTCCAATCGTGAACACCAAGGAAGCCATCCCGGAACTGGGGAACAATGACCAGGTCGCGCAGGTAGCCGTCCTCGATCGCTAAGTCATTCAGGCAGCGCCAATCCTTGCCAGCTTCGACCAGGGCGAGGCGAACCCACGTTTTCCATTGCAGCGCCGGTACCCGGTGCATTGGGCCAGCGGCGGCAACGTCACCAGCCATTGGCATGCGGCCCAGGATCGAGCCCACAGACTTGAGCGTCTTCTTCTCTGGCTCATACAAGAATGGCGGTACCTTCTCGATGTGCCTGGCCACCAGCAAGAAACGCTTGCGGCTCTGGGCCAACCCGCCGATCACGCCACAGTCGTGGGTGGTTTCTGCAACTGCATAACCGTAGTGATTCAGCAGCTTGTTGATCTGGTCCAGCAGGTGCCGGCCACGGGTGGCCAGGCGCGGTACGTTCTCGAAAACGATCAACGATACCGGGTCATCCTTCCAGGCTTCGCACATCAGCCAGACGCAGCGCAGCGTCAATTCGTTGAGGGCCTGGTACTTCGGGGTCAGGCTCATGGTTTCGGACAGCAAACCCGAGGCGCCTTTGCACGGGCTGGAGATAAACACCGCGTCAGGACGCTGGTAGCCGGCAGCCTTGCGTACATCGTCGGGGCCAGCCTCAACCCAGCCAGGCGGTGGTGGCTTGCCGTGAAACGCGGTGTACATGCTGAGGGTGAACAGGTCCATCAGCGTGCCAGAAACACCAGACAGCCGTTGGAAGTCACGCAACCCGGCCGGGTCAACGTCAATGCCACCGATGCACTGCCACTCGGCCTGCATGTTGCCCACCACGGGCTTGGCGTTGTTGAACCCTTTGGCGCCGCCGCCGAGGCCACAACAGAAGTGGAAGTGCTTGAAAACACGCTTATGCATGTTGCACCTCCCGCAATGCGAAGACGGTGACGCTGTGTTTCAGGTTGGGGCTATTACGCAGGTTGCGTTTGATCCGTTTGAGCTGTTGCGCTCTTTCTGGCCCGTAATCGTCACTGAGCACTACGAGATTCAGTTTTGACGCACACATGAGCAGATTCACCAGCTCACAATATTTCATCGCACCGTACGGAACCGTCGCAACGCTACGCCCGTTGGCTTTGAGTTGCTGCTCAATCTCGAACAGTTTCGTGGAGCGGTAGTCCGCCCGATTGATGTCGACGTAAACGATATGTAGGGCTGGGGGGTCAGCTTTGTCGAGGCGGGCCATTGCGCTAGACACGATGTCGTCGATTGACCAATTGTCAGTGGGAGCCTGTGTGCTGTCAGTGGCTGGGTGCTGGGTTTGCATGGTGCTTCTCCTTTGAGACGGTGGGGGAGTTGCAGCTCCCCGGTATGCCGTCTGTGTTGGGTATCAGTGCGCGTATCGACGCGGTTTGTTTTGTTTGGCCGCTTCACGCTCGGCCATGAAGGCAGCCCATTCCGCCGTTTTGCTCTGCTGGCGGATGCGGCTACAGGCTTGGTGCTTGCGGGTGGAGCGCGCCTTGCCGCAAATGTCGCAGCGGCTGGGCAGGTCAAGCCGGTGGCTTGCCATGGTTGGGCGTTCGCGTTCAGGGCTTGGCTGTTTGGGCATTTCTTGCCTCCCGGGCGGCTTCGTACTCGCTGGCCAGAATCTCAACCGCGCCGACGATCCAGCCGTTCGTTGGCTTGCTTGCTGCGATGGCGGCCAGGTGTTCCGCTTCATTGATTTGAAAGCCCAGGTGGAAATAGGCGGTGCCGTCGAGTTCAAACTTGATTCCGCCGCTCATCAGGACGCTGCCCGTGTTCACTCCCAACAGCCCCCAATATTTGTGGGTGCTGAGGCGTTGTGGGCAGTGCTCTTTCCACAAACCAATGAGGCGCTCGTGCTCAGACCGAATTGCTGCTCGATCTTCCTTGGATAAGCCCTTGCCAGGCTCGGCAGCGGTGCGCAGTGAGCGGTAGCCATGGTCATCAGGGCGGCACCAGTGCACGTCCAGCTCAGTACCGCCTGTAAGTTTCACTCCACCAGCAAAGTGGGAAGTGAGGTCCCGCATTGGTGCGACTTTGCCGCCGAAGTGCACACCCAGAGCCATCAATAGAGCGTTGAAAGCGTCTTTCTGGACGTAAAAGCTCCGAACAATGGCGACGGTTGCTGGCTCGTGGGACCTGTAGAAAAAGTCGGCCATGATCACTGTCCTCCCATAAGCATGCGGGTCAGTTCGTTGGGCTGACCTTCCGGAGTGAGCTTGGTCAGCGGCAGAGTGGTGCGGTGGCCGTTGCCTATCCGAACTACTGCGAGGAGACCATTGATCTCGACTATCACGCCCTTTCGGGCACTGAGCCTGTAGCCCGTGCCCTGGGCTCTAAGTGCCGTGTAGCTGACCTTGTCGCCGACAGCCAGCACGGTTGTGGTAGCCTCTACGGTGCCGCCTTTGGGTTGATTCACTTGCATGGTGCTTCTCCTTTGGGTGGTCGGTGTCGGGGGGTTGCAGCCCCTCGGCACCACCTTCTTACTGGCTTTCGCCGATTGGGTTTTGCTTGCGCACCAGGTGCACCAGCAGGTTTTCAAGCTCGACAACTTCATCTGTCTCGGATTGCCACTCCAGAACTGCCTGGATCTGATCCCGGCTGCACTCCAGCACCAGGATCTCTTTATCGCTTACCGCACGAACATCCAGGATCGCGACTAGGCCGGCTGGGTCGTAGGCTTCGGCGTGAACAATTTTTCCCGATTCTTTAAACCAGTCCTTCAGCTCTTTCAGGTGCCGGAGGCGGTTGGTTTCCCCCTCTTTGCCTTCCCCTGTGATGACTTGTACGTGCATGGTGCTTCTCCTTTGGGTGGTAGCAGACGTTGCAGCGCCTGACGGGTAAAACCGGTGGTGTGTCAGGCCTGGAAGTGCCAGCACTTCACAATGGGTTGTTTCGTGACGACGGCGTTGGTTTTGGTGGCGTGGTAAGCGCGTACAGCGCTGTCGGTCGCCTTGTTTACGTCCAATAGCTTGTGGGAGCGGGAGTCCTTCAGGCGTTCGCGCAGCTCACCGACGTCGGCGATTTTTTGCCGGTTCTCTGCCGCACATTTCACGAAGTCGTTGAGGTTGATGGCGATGACGTGGTCTTTTTTGCTGTGGTTGACCACCGGGCCTTCGGCGTCGAGGCCTTCCAGGTACTCGTAAACCTCCCAGAATTCAGCCACCACCGGATGGTCAGAGCTGATCGAGGCCTGACGCTCTATCGCCATGCGGATTATCTGCGAGCGGGTGTGCTCGACCTGTGCGTCAGTGAGCGGCACCACCATGCGCAGGCAGTCGAGCAGCGCGAGCATCTGGGCGTGGTTCTTGTTGATCCGCTCCACGCGAATGTAGCCACGTAGCTTGTTGCCGCAGTGGTTACAGTCGCTGTGTTCGTCCTTGAATCGGGTATCACAAGCGAAGCAATGGGAGTGCAGGTTGCGCAGCTTTGCCTCATAGCCCGGTATCCGCTGGCCGAAAAGCTCCATTACCTCCAGCTCTTTGCGCACGGCCTGCAAAACAAAGTTGCTGAGTGTCGAACCGTCCAGCGCATTGAGCCGATCCGCCGCCGCACGGCTTTCAGGCGTCACGTTCGGTCGCACAAAGTGCAGTTTGACGATCCGGGTCATGATCGCCTCAGAAGCCACCACTGGGGCGTTCTGGCTGATGGCAATGGTGCCGCGAAACGGAGGTTCGTAGGTTTCGTTACCAGCGGTTTTAACGCCCTTGGTTGCCAGGGTGCCGCCGCCGAAGTAGTCCTTGAGTTCGTCCCATTCGAAGGTTTTAGCGTGGGCCTTATCGTCGCCGCTGCGGTCTGACTCCAGCAACACGATGGGCATGCCGGATACCTGGCCCATCAAGCGGCTGCGGCCGGCCTTGGTGGATTTGGAGGGGTCGAACCCTTCGTAACCATCACGGCCCGCGAGTTTCCAGAGCAGTGTGAGCAAAGTGGTCTTGCCGGCGCCGGCCTCGCCCGTGGCTTCAAGGAACGGAAACGACTGGTACCGGCCACGGATCTGCTCGGCGAACAGGGAGCCAAACCAGAAGGTCAGCGCCACGACGCCCTGGGCGCCGAAGCACTGCCAGAGAAGGCCAAGCCACTGCGGATCGTATTTTTTGCTGTCTTTCTCCAGATCGATCTTGACCCCCTTTTGCAGGGTTTTGAGCTTGAGCTTGCCCATTTCGAAGAATTCTTCTTCGTTGATATTGATGACCTGGCCTTCGCGGATGGCGACGTCGTTAAACACGTAGCAGTGGTATTCCTTGCTGTAGCCCACGTAGTCGATGGTCTGAACGGTTTTGATCCCAAAAAGCTGGTCTTTCATAAGTTTGTCCAACTGCTGTCCACTGCCGGTGAACACGGCTCCGGCACCCATGCCGAGAAGTCTTTTTTTGAATTCGCTGGCGGCGGCGACCTGGCCGCCGGTAAAGGTGTTTTTCACTGAGCCGCCGTCGTGGGGAAAGTCGACACGGAAGAAGTACCAGGACTCGTCGGTAATCTCGTTGCGCTGGAAATAGAGGGCTCTGGGGTAGCAGTTGGCGATCTCGACGACACAGCCGGACATGCGCAGGGCTTTCTCTCTGATGGCCTTATCGTTCAGGATTTGGTCTTCCTGCTTGTCGCTACCTTCCAGTGCCTGTTTGGCGCTGTTGAACTTGGAGATGTCCAACTTCCACCAGTACAGCCGGGAGTCGAAACAGAAGTGAAATTCTTCCCGCTCGCGCCATTGGTACATGAGCAGGGCCTTGTCACTGGCGCTCTCTGCAATCAGCAGGGCACCGTGGTGCTTGGCTTCTGCCAAATCTTTGTCGATGCGATGGGCACGCGCTTCGTCGTCGTCCATAAACGCCCAGCGCTGGTGCAAGTCGTTCCAGTCAACTTTGCGGGCGTCCGGTTGCGGAACCTGTGCGGCTTCGCAGGTGAAACCGAGTTCGCGGGCACGTTTCACCCAAGTTCGTGTGTATTTATGAGCACCCGGCTCGTTGTCCAGAGCCCAGATCAACTTAGGTGTTTTGCCGCCGCGAGCGGTGATCAGCGTCTTCAGTGACTCCTCTGGAAAGGCATTTGAAGACAAGGCTGCAACTGCAGATAGGCCGTTGTGAATGAGCGCGATGGCGTCGAAGATGCCTTCAACGATCCACAACTCATTGACTTCAAGCAGATCCAGGCAGGGAGGGCACCACCAGTGCCCCTTGTAGCTCTTGAGGGGCTGGAAGCGGGCCTTTTTCTTGCCAAAGCGCGAAGGCTGGTCAATCAGGCGTTCCCAGTACCCGCCGTGTTCTAGGGGAAAGCGGACGGTGGCAGAGCCGATTTCTAGCTCCCGATCAAAGTAGCTTTCCTGGGTATACCAACCCTCAACCAGTTCAGTGCGAAAGCCCCGCGCAAACGATAGATACGCCTTGGCACTGGCGGCTGGCTCGTCACGGGAGGCAGGTGCGCGTTTGCTCCAGTCGTCAAACAGGTCGGGGTACAGCTCTTTTGTCGGAGCCATGTACTTACAGTTTTGTTCACGGCCACAGCGAATGAACCAAGGTTCGTCATGGCGAGAAAACAGGCGTTTCTGGTTGCACTGCGGACAAGTGCCCTTGCGCATGTAATGCGTGCCCTTCATGTGCTGAAGGCCGTAGTCAGATTCCAGGCGTTGAATAACATCAGCGCGGATCTGGTGTTCCATGGGCTTGCGATTCACTGCGCGTTCCCCGTGGCGGGGACGAGCTGCTTTTTCAGCTCGGTGCGTGTCTTGCAGATGCCGGCCAGGTAAGGCAAGTCCTCAAGCACCTTCGGCGCCCGCTGGCCGCTTGGCACATTCCGGTAGCGGTCGGAGTACCAAATATCAGCCATGGTGACTTCGTACTGACTGGTCAGCCACAGCAGGTAGTGCTGCGCCTGCTGTTCGTCCAGCTCCAGTTTTATGGTGATTTTGCTCATTTCGGCCACCAGTAAGTTGCAGTTTCCCCTTACCCACGCGGTGCGGGCATACAGGAGGGGGAGGTTGGGGTTTAGTGCGGGAGGTTGTGATTCAGCAGATGCGTGGGAAGCAATCGTGCTGACACAGGGCGTCGCTGTTGGGTGCAGGTGTCCAGTAGCCAGATAACCGGGCGGTATGGGCCGCTGTTGGGGTAGATCCCGAGCCAGGCAATGCGGTTGCACGTCATGCTTTCGAACTCGGCCACGGCCAATTCAGCAATGCGTTGCACCAGGTGTGGCGGTACTTCCAATGACAGCGTCAGGTATCGGGCGCAGTTATCCAGCAGTTGGGTGTCACCGGCCAGGTGTTGGGAACGGTGGCGGTACAGATAGGCCACGGCCGCTTGCTGCATCGCTACGCGGTAGTCGCTGGTGGGGTTGGCGGTCAAGTTGATGGCGTTCATACGGATGCAGTCTCCACGTCCAGTTGGTCCAGCAAATCGGGTTGGTTGGTATCGGCACGGCTGTCGCGTATCGCCTTTTGGCGCGCCACATATGGGGCGATTGGGACTATGGTCAGCGGTCGCTCAACACCCGACGGACTGAGCTGAAAATCTATGGTTTGGCTACCGGTAAACGTTGCCCCGCACACGACGTTCATGCACTGGTAGTACAAAGAGCGGAAACATGGCGTCTGCCCCTCAGACGTCCGAATGCGCAGCGGGCCGTAGCAGGCAGGGCAAACCAGCTTGTAAGTGCTCAATGCTTTTGCCCCCGGCCGTGCAGCATGATCGTTGCCAGAACCTCGGAGTGGCGCGCCGCCTGGTATTGGCTATGAGCGCTCAGAATGGCCTCAGCCTCGTCCTGCTCAATGACCCCGTCGTCCAATGCCTTGGCGATGATCTGGTCGACTACACCGCGCTTGGCGGCAGCGTTTACTGACCGGCTGTATAGGTCGACGTTGTCGAGCGTTTCAGGTTTGGCCAGGGGCACAAACATGCCTCCGTACATGGCTGCAATGTATTCAGGCAGATGTGTAGTGCCGGCGTCCTGCTCCAGCATGTGGATCTGCTCATCACTCAAAGGCCGGCTGCCGGCGTTTTCGTAGATGTGGTTATCGAACTTTTTGAGTTCGTAACCGAGGCGCGCCGAAGCGCATTCACGGCCACCTTTGTAGTCGTTGATGACAGCGCTCATGACTTGCCGCTTGGTCGCTAGAACTGGGCGTTTCATTTTCTGGTTTCCCCTTGGAGCCAGAGGCCCTAGTTTGTGATCTGGCCGTCTTTGATACCGAGCAGCACAGCTGCTCGATGTGCTTCCCCACGACGGCCCTTCTTACGGCCGTTCAGCAGGTCGCTGACCAGATTTTTGTTCAACCCATGCTGGCGGCTAAATTCGGCAATGCTTTTACCCTCGCGATCAAGAACCGCGCGGGCTTGCTCGGGGGTCTGTAGGGCATGCATAGTGTTCGTCCGTGTTTAATCGTGTTCGACGACAAGGATTCTTGGTCAGATTTCTGCTCAAGTCAACTTATTTTGATCAAAAAAATGCTCATTTCTTTAGGGGTAGGCGAGCGCCTGAGAGAGGAACGCGAGCGGCTGGGTAAAAATCAGACCGACTTTGGTGTTTCCGCAGGGGTGAGTCGTGGGACTCAAAAGGCCTATGAACTTGAGACCAGTTCCCCCGATGTACGCTATCTCTCTGGGCTCCAAGAGCTTGGAGTTGATGTGCATTACGTGCTGACCGGTTCTCGGGTTGACACAGATCTCAACAACCTCAGCGATGTCGAGGTGGCGGTATTGGGGCATCTTCGGCAAATGGCTGAAGCAGACCGTAATGTCCTATTACGTACCGCATCGGCATTTGCGGGTGCAGCCAGTTTGGAGGGGGCGAACGGCCACAACTAAGCAAGGTGCAGTTGGAGACAGGAAATAACATGCCGACCAAGAGGGTCGGTTTTTTTCGTGTAATAGAAAGGAGCTATTTAAATGGCGCTGAAGCCTTGTAAGTCTTGTAAGCACACCGTGGATACCACGGCAAAAATCTGCCCAAGCTGTGGCGTTAAAAACCCTGGTGTTACGGCAGGGCAGCAGGTGTTCGGACTTGTGATTCTCCTGGTCATCATCGCTGTGACATTTTCAATGTGTTCGGGTGGCGGCAAGGAAAAAGCCGTTGAGAAGGCTGCACAAAGCGCTGCTTTGCCGTCTTACTCAATTACCAAAGACGATTATCGAGAGGGCAGGCCTCGAAAAGTTGAGGTCATGCTGACCCAGCGTCTGAGTGACGCAGAGCTTGCCGAAGTAGCCAAAGCTGTTCGCGCTGATACCAATGTTAAGGCCGAAAAAACCTTCATCGGATTCCGGGTGGAAGGGCAGATTGACAAAGCATATTGGGCCAACGCTAGTTTCGATCCTGACTACAGAGCGTCTCTCATCGGTACTAGCGCTCAGGACTACCAAACCCTGAAAACGATGGACCTCAAGGCCTACCCGGACATGATTGGTAGTTGGCTGCAGGATGGGGCGCTGGGCCATGTGATGGTGTTGTACAAGCGGGATGGTAAGTACTTCATTGACTCTGTGTTCCCCAGCGGTGGCAAAAACACAGAGACCTTCACCGCCAAAAAGCTCCCTGATGGGGGATTGCGTCTGGAAGATCCTGAGCAAGACTTTGGCGAGTACTACGTTGTCGACGCGAAGGGCAATTTGCAAGGGTGGGGCGAGAACGGTATGTACATGACGTTGCAACCCCACAAGTCCGAGCTGTAACAGAGGTTCACAGTTTTTTTGATCGTGGGCTGATGACACACCAACTTTGTGATGAACATCCGTTGTTCTCCGGGAGACCTTAACGGTGCCGTGTTGGCACCGGGCTCCCGTTGCATGTGAAAGGAGTAATCGCATGATGGGGAACAATAGCGTCTCGAACAATCAGTCGTCAGTCGTAAATTCGGACTGCCTGAGTGAGCAAGAAGGCATGTTGTTGGCGCTGTTTCGGGCCATAAGTGTCCAGCGGCAAAATGATGTGATGCGACTTTTGGAAGTGTTCTTGCAAGCTCCTGAATAGTGCCCACGGGCCCCGGCCGAGTGCCGGGGTTTAAGCCAACTTGTCGGCTTGTGCCTTTCTCCACTCCCGATCCACAGCCCGCTTAGCCGTCTTCTCACTGGCATACAACCACCTTAAGCGTCTCGGCTTTGCCTGATCGCCCGCCGTTATCGTCTTCTCCTTACCGCTTTTTTCATCCCGGTAGTACGCAATGATCCCCGTGTAATCCCCTGCGTTGTCCTCTGCCAGATCCTCCACATTGTCCTCGGGCAACTTGCTCTCCAGCTCCAGGCTCACGGTATAGCCTCCGTCAGCAGTGAGGCTGTGTTGCACATTCCCGCCGTACCAGATGATCTCGTCGATTTCCGCCTTCACGCCCTGGAGCGTGTAGGTCAATTCGGGAATCAGGTCCGGCCGGCCCATGGCGAGGGTATAGCTGAGGGTGGCGCTGCCGCGTTGTAGGCGCCGGAATTCGGCACGGGCAGCACGCAGGGCTGATTGTTGGTCGCTGTAGGTGTGGCGCAGGTCTTTGAGGTTGTCGCCGCCGCCGGCAATGGCTTCCTGTTTCTTTGCACTGTTGACGTCGTAGTAATAGGCGCGCACGCCGTCGTAGCTGTCGCGGTCGGCTTGCAGGTAGCGATGCTGGTCACCGTCGATGCGGGTCAGGGTGATGTGTGGCAGATCCAGGCCGCTGGCGGTCTTGCCGCCACCGGCCGGCAGGCATAGCAGGCAGCCGGCTTTGACGCTGGCTACCGCGTCGAATTCTTCGCCCAGGCGGCTGATCAGGTTGGCGTCGGACTCGTTGGCCTGGTCGAGCTGCAGGATGGGCAACCCGTCCAGGGTGCCGGCAATGGTGGCGGTGAGGTTGTTGCCCATGGCGATATCGCCCAGGACCTCGCCGAGGGTGGTGTTGCTCCAGCTGCGTTCGCGTTTGGTCTTCAGGCCCTTGCGCAGGTCCGCCGAGCGGGCGCGGATGCTCAGGACGTCCGGCGCGCCGCTGTGTTCGGTTTCGTCGACGGTGTAGGTGCCTTTGTCTACCAGGCCTGTGTCACTCCAACCCAGCCACAGCCGCAACACTGCGCCTTTGGGCGGGATGGTCAGCAGGCCGTCGTGGTCGCTGAGGGTGATCGTGAGTTGATCGGCCTCGACGCCGCGGTTGTCGGTCAGATCCATGCTCATCAGCCGCGGGCTGATCTTCTGGGCGATATCGAGGCCGTCCACGGACAGACGGAACGCCGGCACCGGGTAGGCCGCGTCGCGGATGAAGCGCTGTGCGGTGTCCTTGAGGTAGCCGGTGACCTTGGACAGAGCGGCCTCGATCACAGCAGCCCCCGCAGGATGTTGACACCGATGTTGGTGGCAGCACCGATCAGATCGATGCGGTCATCGTCGGTACGTTTAAGGCTCAGGGTGAACTCAATGCGCCGTGGCGTGCCATTGCTGAAGAATATGGTTTTGGTTTCGCTGAGACTTTCGATCACCCACAGGCCGTAGATCCGGCCACTGCCTTCGACCATGGGCCAGGCCTTGCCGGTGTTTGCCATCAGGCGCAGGGCGTCCAGGCTGAGGGCGCTGCCGGCCAGTTCCGGGAAAATGATGCCGGGGAGGGTGATGGAGTCGTCGCCACGGCCCACGAACTGCCGCGCGGGAGCGGCGCCGACGCGGTTGTTGCTGGCGTGTCGCCAATCAGTTTGGCGCTGCAGCTCCTGGTAGGCGGCGGTGGAGAGGCTGAACACGAACATGCCGAGGGCGCACATCATGGTGATTATTCCCGGTCAGAGAGTTTGCTGCGCTGTCGCGCCTTTTTTTCGTTTTCGATCTTGTTGAGCATGGCGCGCAGGGTTTTTTCCATGCCCTGCAGGTCCATGCCTGGCGCCGCTGTTATGGTGAATTCATAGGTGTCGTGGCTGTCGTACACAGCAGCGGCCGGTGAGCTGCTGATGGGCGGGCGGTCATCCACGGCCCGTGCGGGCATGGCGGTCGCGCTCAGGGCCAGGGTGCCGGCCGCTGTGAGTTGCTTGCCCATGCTGCTCAGTGCGTCGAGGGGGCCTTTCTGACCACCCTCCAGGCCTTTGGTCAGGCCCGCCATGGTGAACCCTCCCAACTCGGCGAACACCCGCGACGGGCTGTGGATGCCGAGCTTTTCCTTGAACCAACCGATGCTGGCGTCGCCGATTGAACTGATGGCAGTTTTGACGCTGCCCAGTCCGGCCAGTAGCCCGTTGACCAGGCCATTGACGATCATGTTGCCGAACTCGGTAAAGCGGCTGGGCAGGTCCACGCCCAGGTAACTCAGCACGCCGGCGAAGGCCTGGTAAATCAGGCCGATGGGGCTGAAGTTGGCCAGGGTGTTGATGATGCCGACGATCCCACCGCTGAAGCCTGCTTTGATCTCCGTCCAGGCGCTGGCGAAGTAGTTCTTCACCGCGTCCCAGTTGGTGTAGATCAGGTAGGCGCCTGCGGCCAGGGCGGCGACAACGGCGGCGATGACCAGGACAATCGGGTTGGCCGAAAGCCCCCATAGCGCGATGCCGACGGTGCGCAGGGCGGTCACAAGTGGGCCTATCAGAATGCCGCCCAGCGTGCGCAGGACTGTGCCAAAAACTTTGAAGATCCCGATGATGCCTGGCAGTTTGATACCGAACATTGCCAGGCCGAAACGCAGCATCAGGAACGGCCCGAGAATGCTCGCGAGCATTAGGGCGAGACCGCCGAACACTGCGGACAGTACAGCCACGCTGGCGACAATCTTCAACAGGGATGCGGTTAGGACGGGGTTTTCCTTGACCCATCCATTGACTTTGTCCAGCACACCGCCGATTGCATCCATGACATCGACCATCGTGGCCCGTACAGCTTCGCCTGCGCCGCTCTTGGTGTTGAACAGCTTGTTCTGTAACACCTGCCAACGACCTTCGATAGCGTCGGCGCGGATGTCCATTTCTTTTTGCATGGAGCCGTCGGCCGCAGCGTCATTCACCAGTGTGAGTTGGCGCCGCAGTTCTTCCAGGTTGTTGACCAACTTGCCTGCGTCCTTGCCGAACTCTTTACCGAATAGCCGTGTGGAGGCTTCAGTTTGCTGCTCCGGAGACAGCTTTTTGATGCGTTCAAGTACGCCCATCATCGTGCCCATGGCGTCTTTGGTCATGCCGGTCTGCACAGCTTTTGAGTCGAGACCGACCATTGCCATGCCTTCTTGGAACTTTTTGCCCTGCATGGTGGCGATAGCCAGCTCACGCACCATTGCCCGGGAGGCGCTGGCGGCGACCTCGGGCGCAGAGCCCAGGGACAAGAACGTACTCCCCAGCGCTGCTGCCTTGCGGTAGTCGAGTTTGTCGGCCACGTCGCTCATACGAGTCAACGTCTCGATGATGTCGCCACCCTTGGAGCGGGTGTTGTCGTCCAGGTAGTTGAGTGCGTCACCCAGCTCGGCGATGTTCTTGATCGGCACTTTGTACAAACCGGCGATCCGGCCCATGTCTTCGCCGACCTGTTCGGCGGGCAAGTCGAAGGCCACGGCTGCGGTCGCCGAAACCTTTGCCATGGTCAGGAGGTTTTCTTTGCCCTGGATACCGGCCCGGGCCTGGGCTTCGACCAGGGCCGCAAATTCGGTCGTGGCGATGGGCATTTCGTTGCTGGCTGCTTTGATCGCGTCTGCAAATTCGTAGTAGGTGCTGGTGAGCTTGCCGTTGTCATCTCGCGCACCGTCGACCTGCTTTGCCACACCCATCATGGCGGTTTCGAAGTCGACGTATTCCTTAACTACGCTGACGACTGGCCGGCTGGCCGCATATGCCACACCCAGGCTGGCACCACCTGCGACAGCCGCGCTGCCGGCGAACTGCTGCCCCTTGTCATACGCACTGCGGGCCGTCGCTGCGCGCTTGTGCTGGGCGGTCAGCTCGGCCATCCGCTTACCCTGCGCGCTGATGCTGGCGTTGGTGGCGCTGATTTGCTCGCGCAGCTGGCGTTCGTGTGTGCCCAGGTTCTTGGTGCTGATCCCCGCGTCATACAGTCGTGAGCGCAGCCCCTGGAGCTGCTCGCTCTGCTGTTGGTGCTGCTGTTTCAGCCGCTGGGCCTCGCGCACGGCCGTTCGAAAATCCTTCGCCATTGCCCTGGTCGGCACGCCGGTCGCGGCAAACTGCTGGCTGAGGGTTTTGACTTTGGCCTGCGCAGCATTCAACGCCTCGTTGGTCTGCTCGACAGCTGCGCGTTGCGACCGCCAGGCGGTGACGTCTTTCTGCTGGGTGTTGAGTTCCTTCAGGCGGTCGCGGGCAGCCTTGAGTGCGCGGGCGGTCTCCAGGCTGCCGTTGTTGATTTGCTTCAGCGGGCGGGTGGCTTTGTCGATGGCACTGAGCAGCACCTGAAGTTTCAGATTATTTGCCATCGGTGGAACTCCGCACCCTGGCACGCTCGCGCCAGTCCATCAGGTCTTGCAGGCCCAACTGATCCATATCAGCCGGTGCCCAGTGAAAAACCACGGCCAGATCGGCCATGGCGTCCTCTACGCGACGAGGGATGCATCCGTCTTCGCCGACTTCTGCAACAAAAAACCGCTGATCTTGCTGCTGAGGGCGAGCAGATCGGCAGGGTCCATGCCGGAGACCTCAATGGCGGTGAGGGTTGGGCTGCTGATGCGCGGTACGACCTTGATCAGGCTGGCGACGTCCATTTGCAGCAGCTCCACCAGGCTCACGCCGCGCAGCTCGCCCGAGCTGGGCTTGCGCAAGGTGATGCTGTCGATGGTGGTGACGCCACGACGGATCGGGGAGTCGAGGACGACGGTATTTTCGTCGGCCAGTGGCTGGATGTCGGGTTGTTCGGTGGCTGCTGGTTTCATTGGAAAAGCTCCTGGTGATGAACGTGTGGGGTTGTCGATCGAGGGTGGGGATCAGTACCCGATGGCCTTGCGCTGTTTCTCCAGCATGTCCTTGCCACCCACCTTCTCGATGAAGTTGAGCAGGTCGATTTCGATGATTTCTTCGTTGTCGACCGTCAGCTTGTAGTAGGTGCAGGTGGTGGTGATGGAATGCTCGGTGTCCTCGCCTGGCTGCGCGTCACCCATTTCGATGGTTTCGTGACGGCCGCGCACCACAATTTCCACCGCACTGACGTCGCCAGTGTCGTCCTGCTCATAGGCGCCGGAAAAGCGCAGTGCCACACCCGAGGCGTTGACTGCGCCGAACTGTTTGAGGCTGATCAGATCGAGGCCACCGGTTTTCCATTCCAACTGGATGCCGTCATCGGAGAAGCCCAGGTCTGCCTTGACCGGGCCGTTCATGCCGCCGCCGCGATAGGCTTCCATCTTGCGGCCGAGGGCGGGCAGGGTGACGGACTTCACCAAGGCACGGTAGATGTTGGCGTCGTTGAACAACATGAGGTTTTTGAGCTTGTGGGGCAGGGCCATGGCGGTGTTCTCCGGGGGTATGGCACAGGGTTAACTCCCCTCGCGGGGAGGCCCGGTTTAGCTGTTGATCTGGCTGGCGAACTGCATCAGGTAGCGGTCGGTGATGCGCTGGCGAAGCGTGAGGTCTTCAAGGGGCGGCACTGGGGTGTAGTCGTAGTCCAAGGTCAGCTTGCCGGCCTTGAGGGTGTCCTTGTCGTTGATGTCTTCGGGGTACCAGCAACTGCCGCCGATCAGGTAGCCCTGGGCGATCCATTCGCGGAACTTGGCGTTAACACCCTCGATGATGTCCCGCACCAGGGAGGCGTGCATGGGCTTGTCGACCGCCCACATGTGCGCCTCGGCCATGGTGTCGGCGAGGATCTGCGCGGTGCGGGTGTAGTTTTCAAAAGCGAACAGCGGATCGTCGCTGCACGTACGGCTGCCCCAGAATCGGAAGCCGCCTTCGTTGATCAGCGTGGTGACCTCATTGCTGTTCAGGTAGTTGGCATCGGTGGCCGGGTTCTGCAGATCCCAGAACACGTCGGCGCTGATGCCGGTCACGCCATTGACGGCGACGTTGGAGATGGTCTTATGCCAGCCGATTTCCTGATCGATCTTGGCCCGCAGGCCCAGGGCGCGTGCCACGGCGGAGGCGGTGACGGTCGCATTGGTGACGGTGCTCCAGTTCTGGAACTCCGGCCAGATCACCATCACTTCACGGGCGCCGAAGCTTTCGCGGTAGGCGACCACTTCTTCCTTGGTTTTGCAGTCCCAAGCACTGACGTAAGCGAAGGCGCGCAGGTCCTTGGCAATCGATACAAGGGCGGTGGCTACCGGCTGGCTGTCGAGGCCTGGCACGCCGAGAATGCGCGGCGTCATGCCCACACGGGCTTTGGCAGCGAGCAAGGCTTTCATGCCGGTGTACTTGCCATCGGCGGTGGTGGTGCCGATCAGGGCGCTGGTGGTGGCGGCTTCGTCGGCGCCTTCCTTGACCCGCACCACGATGGTGTAGGGCTTGGTCTGGTCGGCGATGGCTTGCAGGCTGCTCGCCAGGGTGCCTTTGACACCGGCTTTGGCAATGGCGCTTTGCACATTGGTCAGCAGGACCGGGGTGTCCAGCGGAAACATCAGGGGGTCTGCATCCTCAGCCGTGCAAACCAGGCCGATGACTGCGGTGGAGATGGTGCGAATAGGGCGGGTGCCGTCGTTGAGTTCGATGACCCGCACGCCGTGGAGATAGTCTGAACCGGCCATGGGTGGTTGCCTGCGCTGTGATGGAATGACAGTGCACAGGCTGCCGCGCGCGCGCCGGTTGGGCGAGCGCGGCGGGTTGTAGGGACGGGGATTACAAAGTCTAAGACGGCGTGCGCGGAATTTCTCCGCGCCTATTCTGCTTGGTCAGCAAGCCAGTCCGGTGGAGTCGGGCGCAGGTCGGCGGCTGGAAAGCCTTCTGCTGTCGGCCAATCCCGCAAGGCCTGCCTGTACCTCAGCAGCTCTGAAAATTGCTCAGGCGTAATCATGGTTTCCTGGGCCATATCGATTTCGTCACGATGGCGGGCCACTATCCACTCACTGGCGGATATCACCCCGTCACGCCAGCGCCGCGCCTTTTCGGCCAGTTCCTCGCTGGTTGGGAGCAAGGCCGGTGCCGCAATCGGTATCCCGTCTTCATCCGGGACAACTCGGCCACCTTCCTCCCGGACTCGCGACATCCGCTCGTATACCTCCCTAGACACCTCTAGGGCATCATCAGGCATCGAACAATCATCGCCGCCCAGATCGCCACTGATATCAGACCGATAAAAGGCAGTCACTGAAGGACTGAAATAAAATTTCATGCGTTACCTCCCTATTGCGAATACACGGAAACGACCTTCGGGGGAGAAGTTCCCGCCGGCACTGATTACGAAACGATCTTTGGTGACGTCACCGACGACGAAGCCGAGGTTGTTTCCATATCCGCCTGCTGTGGCGCTGAGAAGGACAGGAAATACGCCGAAGCATTCGTTTGGAAAAGAAACAGGGAAGTAGCGAAGGTCATTCGCTCCCGTGCTTTCTGTCACATCAAACACCTGCTGTATCCAGCCGTTCGGGAGTTTCAGAGTTCCGGTACCAGATGAACTCGAAACGGTCGCGTTTGAAGACGTCCATAACGGATCGCTTGTAGCCCAACGAATCGGGCCAGCTCCAGGTAGCGCCGTTCGAATATGCGCCACACCATTATTAGCACTGATACATACCGCATTTTTTGTCCCGTCATGACGCACCCAGTCCGCCCCGTCCCAATAGCAGTTCTGAGCCACAGTTGACTCTAACGGGGATGAGAGGAACGCATAGGTTCCGCCATGAACATCAATGCTTTCGCCTGGCAGCGGGTTGTGATTGCGAATTGCATCCGTAATCCCATAAGAGGCCAGAGAGTTTCCCTTGTTAGCCTTGGCATTCAGCCTGTAATCAACATCGACGACACGGTACGCATCCGTAATACCGTAACCAGCCAATGTCGTGGCATTGGAAGCCTTGCCGGCTAACAATCCCATTATGGTGGTGGCAAAGTTCGGATCGTTACCCAGTGCCTTTGCCAGCTCGTTCAACGTGTCCAATGCGCCCGGCGATGAATCGACCAGCCTGGCGACGGCGGCAGCAACGAAAGCGGTGTTGGCCGCTTGGAGCGAGTTTGTTCCTGGCGCAGCAGTAGGCACCGTAGGAATGCCCGTCAGCGCCGGACTGTTCAAGTTGGCCTTGGCCGCTAACGAGGCGGTTACGGTGGTCGCGTAGGTATTGACCGCAGTCCAGACGAACGCACAATTTGCCAGCTCGCCGAAATTGCTTCCAGGGGGCGCGGTTGGCGCGGTAGGTACACCGGTAAAGTTAGGGCTCGCGAGGTTGGCTTTTGACGCAGGGTCAAAATTCCCGTCGTGCCACACGTACCTAATCGTATACGAGCCATCACCAATAACTCGGCGGAAAGCTAAAACATCGGCACCGCCGCCTGTGTGACCGAAAATATCGAATGCAGTATTTCCACCCGGCCATTTCATCCGCAGAAATAAACCATTGCTGGAGACTGACGGCTTGTCGGTAGTTGCGGGGATATAGGTTCCCAAAGTGGTTACTGGTATGTCGGCGATGGCTCCCACAATGCCCGATTGTGGCGTAGAGGTGAGACCGTTGGTGATGCCATAGCCTGCGAGAGTCGTGGGGTTGCTACCCGACACGACAATCCCATATTTGTTGATGATTACTTGCCGGTAAGTGCCTGGGGTTTTGTTGCCAGGCAGCACAGCGTCAATACTTAAATCAACGTATTCGCGGGTGGCGAGCACCACCGCCGGATCAATCTTCAGCACGATGTTGGCTAGGCTGGAAACGATCAGATTCATCCGAATAATCTGCGTCCGGCCAGATCCCTGGGTCAGCAGCGGCTTGAAGGTTGGCGCGCAGTTGGCGACGGCCACGAGATCGCCGTCCGTGTCGTAGAGGCCGATTTCCCGAATCCAGAAACCGCCGACGTTTTCCGGGATAACCTGCTCGGCAATGATGATGCCGGCGTTTTTCGGGTCTGGCTTGAGCTGGTTGAGCGGCGCGCGGCGTCGCTCATTGATCAGCTTGGTTTGCAGGCGGTCAGGGAACGGGTCGGTGCCGTTGGCATCACCCACACCCATTTGCGCGAACGTCCAAGGGGTGCCCAGGGCATCCGCGTTTGCCTGCTTGGCCTCGCCGATGGCCGTAAGAATGGCTTGAAACTGGCTGTTCTGGTCGATCATGGGAGGATGTCCATCGTATCAATGTGATGTTCGCGACCGCCCAGGCGCAGATAGCCGCTGACTTCGATGTCGCGTTGGGTCGGTGGGTAAACGCTGAGTTCATCGCCTTCGCTGACGCAGGCGCCGATATAGAAACTGCCGGTGGTTTCCAGGCTGATGGCCAGGCCGGTGAGGTGGCGGCTACGGGGTTTGGCGTCATCGATCAGGAAGGTCAGTTCCTGATACATCTCTTCGGTGATGCCGGTGTCCAGCACGCCGACCTTGAGCTTGAAGGTACCCGGTACGCCGACCGGCACGTCCTGCCACCACTCGATAATCTCGATCAGATAGCCCAGGGGCTCGACCACTCGGCGCAAAGCGCCGATGGTGCCCTTGTGGGAGTGCAGGTAGTACGCGGCCCGTATCGCCGCGCGCTTGGTGGACTCCGACCAGGTGCTGTCCCAACGGTCGACCGAAAACGACCACGCCAGGTACGGCAATACCGCGAGGGGGCACAGGTCAGGGTTCCACAGCAGACGAATCGGAATAGGCACCCGCTGGATCTGCGCCAGTGCCACGGCCGCGTCACGCTCCAACTGCGTCGAGTTGCTGGGTAGCAGGTGCTGGGCGCCCATCACTCGACTCCTACCGATAGTTGAATCTCGGAGCAGTACGGCGCCTGGTAGGGCGTCGCGACAACGTCTACCCAGTTCAAAAGCTCGACCTTACGCACGCCCTCGACGTGCAGCGCGGCGTGGATCGCCGATTCTGAGACTTCCATGCCCAGCCGGCGGCGCTGGTGGACATATTCATTCAGGCGCTGTTCGGCAGCAGCTCGGGCAGGTTCAGTTTCTGGCCCACTGGTTTTCAGGTAGAGCTTGGCTTTGACCTGGTAGCGCAGGATCTGCGCGGCCTGGACGGTGAGCCGGTCGGCGACTGGGCGGCGGTCATCCTCGCTGAGATAGGCTTCCACCACGGCCAGCAGCCCAGGCTCGGCGCTGCCGTCGGCCAGCATGCCCTGGACCGTAACCACGACCACGGCCGGGGAAGGGCTTTCTGCGGTGGCGTCGGCAACCCGCCCGTCAGCTGCGCGGGCGTGGAAGATGTAGCTGTTGCGCGGGCCGGCGGTGCTGAGGCCTTCCCAGGCCATCTGCGTGCGTTCGCGCAGGCTGTCGTCATCTTCCATGACGCGCGCCACGGGCGGGGATGCTGATGCATTGCCCTCCTGAATCACCAGGCGCTTGACGTTGAAGTTTGCGGCCAGGTTGTCCAGGTCGGAGCTTTTGGCAAAGGGCAGTAGATTGGCGGTTGCCGCTTCGTTGACCCGTTGGCGCCAGATTGTTTCGCGGTAAGCGTTCTCTTGCAGCAGCTTGGTCAGCGGCTCCGACTCCAGCTCAAGGCGGGCGGCGATTTTTGGCTGTTCCTCTGCCGGCCACAGGCTGATGGCGTAGGCCTTGCGCTCGGCAAGGATCTGCTCATAGTCGATCTGCTCGACGATCTGCGGCGCGGGCAACAGGCTGAGGTCGATGGCGGCGAATGTGTTCATACACTGGCCCCCAGTTGCAGCGGCAGGCTCATACTCAACGGCTCATTGGTGTCGACCAGGGTGCCGTCCAGGTCCAGTACCGATTGGCCTTGCAGATTGGCGCCGAGGAACTGCACCCGATTCAGGCTGATACGCGGTTCCCAGCGCATTAACGCCATGACCGTGGCTGCATACACGCGCAGGCGGGTGGCATCGTTGAAGGGATGGTCCACCAACTCGGGCAGCAGGCTGCCGTATTCGCGGCGCATGACGCGGGTGCCGATCCGGGTGGTGAGGATGTCGGTAATCGACTGGCTGATGAGGTCCAGATCGCCGATGGAGCCGCCGGTTTCTCGGTTCATTCTGGTTTCCCCGTCTTGCCGCTGCCTGGCATGACGTCGCCGTGCAAGTGCTTGACCAGGCTGATACTGGCCGCGACTACGTCTTCGGTGACGGTCACAGTGCCGGTGACGTTCTGGTTGCCGGTTTGGGTGTAGTCGCCGTGGTGCGTGATCGGGCCGACGATGTTGATGCCGCCCGTGCTGGTCAGGTTGGTGGTGCCGCCTTCGGGCAGCGTGGCGTTCAGGTGATGGGCGACGCTGTCGTATTCGATCACCGTGCCGTCGGCGTAGGTGCGACGGTGCAGGCCTGGGCGGTCGCCGTTGGCGGGGATGTGATCGCTGGGTAAGCCGGTGATGACGACGCCATTGGCGAGTTGGCCGGACGGGCTGATCAGGATGACCTGTTCGTCGACGGTGGGCGGGTCCCACTCACGGTCAGATCCCGCACGCAGGGCCAGCCATGGCAGCCAGGCGGTGGTCAATTCGCCGGTCTTTACCTTCACGCGCGGGGGCACCATCTGGACTTCGGCGATGACGCCGAGGCGGATGAGGTTTTCGAGCATGCGGGAGAGGGCGGCGAAATTGTTCATGGCGCCGATGGTGGCGCCACGCGTGCGCGGGTGCAGCTTCGCTGCCTTGTAGGGAGGGGCTTTACAGTGTCAGGTGCGCGAGCAAACTGTCACGGATCACATCAAGATCCGCCTCGGTGAATCCCAGCACTTCACGTTGTTCGTATTGCACGTCGGGAGCGCCACGCTCTGCGCGGTCCTTCAAACCGTATTGGTGAACCCTGGCAATACGGGCGATTCGCCCGGTAAAGCCCACTGAAATGGCGTTGCTGTCGCCTCGGGCCTTGAGATAGGTGGCGTTCTTCAGCTTCTTGAACATTTCCAACTTGCGGCGGATATGCCCCTGCTTACCACGCAGATTGCGCTGTTTACGGGGGGCAAACTTGCTGCCGTCCGGATTCTGCTGGGCAATAACCCGCTTTTGTTGGCTGCGACGCAGCTCCTGGCCGATGCTGCGGGCCAGTTGATTGCGTGCCCCAGGCTCCAGCCGTTCCAGTAGCGTGGCCGCCCAGGTCTCCAGTGCTTCCAGATCATTTGCCATCGGGCACAAACCATTCGCTGGTGTTGCCCTGGGCGCCAGGCTTCCAGTTCGGGTCGAGGTAGCCCGCTACACGCTGCGGCTCGTTTGGGTGCTTGACGGTGGTATTGCCCTGGTCATCTTGGCCGACGATCACTTTTTCCGTGAGCGGCAGGGTAATGCTGAGGTCTACAAGCTCTTTGCTGAGAATCTCGGCTTCAAATTTGAATCCGTTCTTCACCTTGTCGAGGTTTTCCAGCAGTTCGGACTGGTTGACGCTGAGCCAGCCAAGCAACGGGAGCATGATGCTGTCGGGGTGCCCAGCGAACGCGGCGAGAACGATCTGCAGGTCAAAGCTGTACTCAAAAGACAGGCTCTTCGCTGCTGTGCAGCGGACCTTTCCGTTGTCGATGAAGATCATCATCCGATCAGGGTCGTGCTTGAACTCTGCAACGGTGGCGAGGAGGTGGGCGCGTAGGCTTTCGGCTTTGTTCATGGCGCTGCCTGCTGATGTTGATAAATCATGTCGACCTGCGCGGCACAGTCAGCCCAGGCGGCTTCGACGCGGTCCATATCGGTGAGCTGGTCGCCGTTATTGCGTGGGTTGGTCGCCGGCAACTGGCACGGCACTACGGCCGGACATCCACTGACGGTAAGCGTCGGCGCCGGTAAGGGCGGGGCGCTCCCGCAACCGGCGAGCAACATCAGGCAAAGGCTGAGTAGCCCAAGTGCGTAGTTCGGTGTTTTCAAGTTTCAGCTCCTCTATGGTTCGCTCGCGCTTTGCCAGGCCCTGGCGCAACTGATCCTGTTGGGTGCGCAGGGCGCTCTGGGCGTCTCGCTCCTGCTTCAGTGTGTTCGTGAGCGTGTTTGCGGTGGTCAGGTTGCGGTCGGCGTCTGCGCGGGCGGTCTTGGCCGCCGCTTTTGCCAGCTCTGTGTTGCCCTCGGCGATGTTGATGCGCTGTTGCTGACCCCAGATCAGCAGCGCCAGGGCGCCGAGCAGGGCAATGCCGTACAGGGCCTGGCGCAGGGTGCTCATACGCGGTACCAGCCGAGCTTATTCATGGCTTCGGTATCGAGTTGTTTAATAGGGCCGCGAACGATCACTGCCCTGGCACCGCTCATCAACTGAATGGCCTCGGCCAGCACCTGCATATCGTCCTGTTCGGTGGATTCCGGCACCACCAGCAGATCGCCGTCCTGCACTCGCAGTTTTTGCACCGCTTCGAAGTCGATCATGCTGCTACCCCTTGCCCGCAACCGCAGTCGGCGTGCCGTTCGTAGGCGCGCTGTAGCTTCACGTCGTAGAGGTTTCGCTGATAGTCCGGGCCGTTGTAGAGCTTGGCGAATTCGGCCCATTTGCGGGCTTTTAGCGCCTTGTGCAACACAGGGTCGGTTTCAATGAAGCGGGTGAAGGCGTCGAACTGTTGCGATTCGCTGGCACTCATGGCCGCCACGAAGTCCTGCACGCTGGTGTAGCCCAGACGCTGCCAGTGGAAGCCCATGATCTGGAATGCCCCCCAGGATGCAGATTCAAGGGCGGCCGTGTCGTCGATCAGGCGGGCCATGGCCAGGCGCTGGTGTTCGGCGGTACCGCCGGAGTATCCGCCCGACTTTGGGTTGACCAGGGCGGGATTGACGGCGGCGAGCTGGTCGGCGTGGCGTTTGAGTTCGGCCGGGTCATCGCCTTCGTGCCGCACCTTGGCGAGTTGGCGGTACATGACATGCCGTTCGAACAGGATCACTGGCTTGCCGTTTTCGAGGAAGCCCTTGCCCTTGGATTCCACCTCGTTGATGGCGTAGATGCTTGCCAGCGGCACGCCGAGGTGTTCGGCGGCAGCGGTCAGGTCGTTGTTGCGCAGCAGCTTGGTGCAGTCACCACCGGCCAGGCTGGTTTGGGTCTTATTGCCGGCCACGCCATCAGCTACCAGGCCGACCTTGAGCTGATAGGCACGGACAGCAGCTTCGGTGTCGTCGCCGTAGCTGCCGTCCACGTCCAGCTTGGCGCCGTGGTTGTTGAGGTTCTTTTGCAGGGTGCGGACGGCCTGTGAGCGGTCGCCGTGGCGTAGGGTGGTGGTCATGCGCTGGGCCTCAACAGGGCGGCGACGTTGCCGCGAGAACGGAATATCAGGGTGCAGAGCAGCACGATGGAGACGGCTTGCCAGAGGCTAGTGGGCTGGCGGTACAGGAGGATTTCCAGACCGCAGATGCACAGCGCGGATCCAAACAGGCTGGCGAGTAGCGAGATGCTGCGCCGGTACCGCGCAGCGCCTCGGGTGTAGCAGGCCAGGCGCAAGGCGCTGAGCAGATAGGCCACGGCCGTGATCAACTGCACGATCAATTCGATGTTTGGCATGTCAGCTGCCCCCTCTGATGCGGCGGACGATTTCCCAAAAGTCAGCTTTCTCAACCCAGACCATGAGCTTGATGCTGATGGGGATGATCACCAGGGCGCAGCCGAACGCGGCGCCGCCGCTGGTGATAAATGGCAGGGCTTGCAGCGCCATGGGGGCAAAGAGGTAGCCCACACCGGCCGACAGGAACAGAGAGCCAAGGCGCTGCCAGACCTTGAGGTCGTGCTTGGTACTGGTCACCAGCCAAGCGCCGAGGATCGCGCCGAACAACGCTTCCCCGTCGATTATGGGCGTGATGGTTGCCAGGCCCAGGCCCATGAGCAGGCCGGTCACGGCGCTGGAAGTCGGATCAGCCATGGTGTGGGTTTCCTTGGTTACAGGGGATCAGTCCCATAGCTGCACCATTTGCCGCTGCTGGGCACTGGCTTGAGCTTCGGGCATGTTGACGACAAGGCCTTGCGGCAGAATTGGGCCGTGATCAGCCAGGCCCGGGTTGGCTTCAAGGACGGCCTCGGTGACGCCTGCGGTGCGGCCGTAGAAACGCCAGCACAGGACGTCGACCGTGTCGTTTTGATTGGCACGGACGGCAACGGTCATTGCTCGCCCTCGGGCTCTTCTGGCGTTATCGGGCTGGCGTACTCAAAAACACCGTCGGGCGACACGTACGCGCCAGGGGATGCACCTGTTTCGACTACCCTGAAAATCGCTAGACCAAGCGGGTGCATGATTTCCCGGTTGATGCGTTCGTGCAGGCCAAGGCGACTGATTTCATTCCAGTCTATGATTTTCATATCGCTCATCAGATCAACTCCACAGTGGTGCGGGTTCGTCCGAGGAAGTCGCGCACGGCCCAGCGCAGATCGCGGCGGTAGTCGTCGATGGTGGGGGTGATTTCTTCGGCCTTCTGGCTGCCAGTGTTGGTGGCACTGTAATCGCGGTAACGCTCGCAGACTTCAGCACCGGTAGCGGCTTCGATGGCGCGCCGGTAGAGGTGGGCCTTTACCGACACTTCATTGATACGATCACCTGGTACGTCGTCCAGAGTGGCGTGGCCGGCTGCTTGCTGGGCTTCCCGCCATTCGGCAAGCTCGCGGTTCAGGTTGATGGCGGCAGAAATAATGGCGGTTTCCAGGCGGGCAGGGGTGACGCTGGAGTCGATACGCAGGGTGGCGCGCAATTGGTCCAGGTCAATCGACGGCCAGAAGGGGTCGGTGTTGATATGACCGCCTGCGACGGGGCCGCTGGCTACAAATGCACTCACAGGGAAGGGCCTCGGAGGTCTGCGCGGGAAATTTCGCGCAGGATCTGCTGCCTGGTGAATTCGGGGTGTTGTGTACAGAGAAGGTCCATTGCCCGCCTCGAGTTGCGATTCACAAGGCTGAGTTCGCGCCCGTTGGCCGGCATGATGGCGCCGTGCTTGATGGGGCCAGTGCAAACGGTGCGGTCGTAAGCCTCTGTCTCGGCAACGTACTGTTCAGCCGCAGCTGACAGGCGCCGTTCGGATTCCGTAGGAGTGAATTCACTCTGATAGAGGTTGGCAAAGGCAGTGTTCATGACTGCTCCGATAGGTCGCCGGTGGTCGGGGCTTCACGTTCAGGAGGAGCGGCCTGGCCGATCCGCCCCGAGCCGGCGGGGTGCGTGGGGACGCTCGGTTAGCTGCTTGGTGCAGCGTGTTTTTTCAGGAGGCGCTCGGCGCCGTCCAAATCCTTCTTGCCGCCGCAGCTATCGTGCAGCTCGATGGCGCGCTTGAGCAGGTCTATACCGGCCTGAATCTGCCCCGGCTGGCCGGGTTCCTCTGCCGTGATGCCATGCACCGTGGCACGGCCTGTTGCCAGGTAGAGCTTGGCGCGGGCCTGGTCAGGCATATCCTCTTCGTCGGTCAGCTCAATGGTGCGATGCAAGATGCTCAGGTCGAACGTGCCGTTGGTTTTTTGCGCTTTCAGTGCTGCGGTGGCGATTTCTTCCGCTACCAGGCAACCGGTAGTGCGCTCGAAACGGTCGGGCATGATCAGCTTGTGCTTGAGCACGTAGTCGGCGATGTCCAACGCACCGGCGTATTCACCGGCGTCGATCCGCCAAACCATGATGGTGGTCAGAACGTCATCCTGAGCGCCGTTGCCGCCCGCAAGTACGCCCTCGACATAAGGGACGTACTGAGGCAACAGCTGCGGCTTAAGCGCTTCCTTGGCGGCAGTGGACTGGATCGCCTTCAGGCGTAGCCGATCCTGTAGCAGCTGATTCAACTGGTGCTCGTAAGCGGTGGCACCGGCCATGGATTGCTGCGGTGCTGTTTTCGCTGCTTCCATGGCCGCGCGAGCGCGGCGTTGGTGGGCTTGGGCAATGCTGAGTGCCATGGGATTAACCCTCGCCGCCGGCGTCTTCGACTGGGGTGATGTTTTCCAGCAGGCAACCCAGGCCATATTCCTCGACCACGTACGCCTCGTTCGACGATTCGAAGTTGCTGACGCGGTTCCACTCCGGCTCTTCCTTGAGGTAGCGGCGGCGCCCGCCGATCTGCCAGTACACCGACAGGTTGGCGAATGTGGTGATGAGGATCGTGCCTTCGGGGATGTACGGCACCTCGTACAGCGGCAGACCGCCGACGCGGCGTTGCGAGATGATCAGGTCGCTCGCCAGGGTGTTGGTCGCGTCCTGGTCCTTGTTGACCAGGGCCAGGAACTTGTCGTGGACCAGTTCGCGGCCGGTCAGCACCACCAGGCCAGGGTTGCGGCGATACCAAGGGTCGAGCAGCTGGATAGCGTCGTAGACCAGGGCGTCGATGTTTTTGAAATCACCGGTTTTGCCGATGGTGATTTTGCCGGCGACAGCACCTTCCCTCAGCACGCGGTCGGGGGCGTGGGTGCGGTACTGCTGGAGCCAGCCGATGTTGACGTCTTCCAACAGCGGGTGCGTGGTGCGGTCGGTTTGCTCTGCGGCCGAGACGCCGTAGAAACCGATCTGGATGCGGTCGAGTGCCTGGCGTTGAGCAATGGCGCTGGACAGGCGGGTCTGGAAGTCCGGGAACTTGGCCCAGGCGTCGAGCTGCTTGTAGCTAACGAAGGTGTCAAAGTCGGTCTGCTCGGCCTTGTACTTGTCGCTCGATAGGGTGCCGATGCTACGTGGCTCCCGCTTCTTGACGTTGGTGTTGGTGCGGCTGGCAACGGTGCCGCCCACGCCCAGGCCGACCTTTTCGCCTTCCTGTTCATCGACGCCGATGACGTTGACTTTGGTCAGGAACTCGCTCGATTCCTGAATCTTGGTTTCCAGGCGCTGCTGGATGGTTGGGTCGACGCTGAACGTAGCGGTGGCCGATTCGACGCCGTTGAGCTGCGCGACCTGGCTGAGGTAGCCGGCAAAGAGTTTTCGAGTGTCGTTACGCATGGGTGTCTCCGATAGTGGGCTGGGCGGTGTAGGCCGCAGGTCAGAACTCAGCCAGGGCTTGGTTGCCGCCGCCGGTTACCGGTGGGCGCTGGGTTTGGGAGTGGTCTTGGGTTTTGCCGAGGGTGGTTTTCAGCTCGACCAGGTCTTTGCTGAGCTGCTCAACCTTGGTGTTCAGTTCGCCGGAGAATTTCTTCTCGGCAGCCAGCTGATCGGGCAGATCCTTGACGTGGTCGGCGATCGCTTCGACGGCCTGGCCGATCTGGGCGAACTCGGCATCGTCCTTTGCCTGCTTGCCACCCAGGAGCGCCTGCACTTTGCTGAAGAGCTGAGCGCCGAGGCCGGGCTTGTCTTCGATTTCTTCAAATTGCAGCTCGGTTTCCACGGCCTCGGTGAACATCGAAGTGGTGGAGTAATGGCGATCCTTGAACGGGCTGGATTCAGGCTTTTGCGCGGAGAACGCCAGCACGTCTGTGCCGAGACTGGCCGGTGAATCGGTCACTGCCAGGCCGACGATGTAGGCTTCGCCGGTGTCGGCGAAGCTGTCGTCGATCTCGATCGAGGTGTAGATCTTCTGTTTGGCCTTGTTCATGGCGATCAGCTCAGGTGTCGGTTCGACCTGGACGAACAAGGCCAGCTTTTTCTGGCCGTGGATTTCTACTTCTTCGGTCTTGACCGCGAGCACATCACCGTAGGCTTTGAACGGACTGTCCGGCATCACGCTGCGGAAGTGCTCCAGCCAGATGCGGGCGCCGTAGGTGGACGGGTTGAAGTTCTTCGCGGACTGTTCCAGCCAGCTGCGTTTGATGGTGCGCTTGTCGGAAGTAGCGCCCTCGACGGCGACGCGGAACCAGTTGCTGCGAAATTTCTTCATGTTGGGAATCCTCAATGCATAGGGCGCTTAATGCGTTGCAATGAGGGGCATGGTCGTGACGCGCGCGAGTTGCGGCAACGGGGCGGGATTGTAAAGGGCGGTGCTACAAGGGGCGGCGCTACTGACTCGCCGGCGTGGGCGGCAGCATCGCGGCCATGACTATGACTGAACTGCTCCCGATCGATCCCCGACGCCAATCCAAGTTTCTATATTGGATGGGTTGGCGTATCTGCGAGATTGCCGAGGCTACGGGCGAAAAGGAAAAAACGCTACACAGCTGGAAGGCTCGCGACGAGTGGGACCGGGCGGATAACGTCGAGCGCATCGGCGGGGCGTTGGAAGCGCGGCTGGTGCAGTTGATCCTCAAGGAAGGCAAGAGCGGCGGCGACTTCAAAGAGATTGACCTGCTGCACCGCCAGTTGGAGCGGCAGGCACGCATTCAGCGTTTTCAGGGCGGCGGTACCGAAACCGAACTCAACCCCAACCTTGCCAAGCGCAACGAAGGTCCGAAGAAAAAGACCCCGAAAAACGACATCAGCGAAGAGCAGATCGAGCTACTGCGCGAAGCGTTTATCGACGGCTGCTTCGACTATCAGAAAGACTGGCACCGGGCTGGCAATCAGCGCACCCGCGTCATCCTCAAGAGCCGGCAGATCGGCGCTACCTACTACTTTGCCCGCGAGGCGTTTATTGATGCGCTGGAGACTGGGCGCAATCAGATCTTCCTGTCGGCTTCGAAGAACCAGGCCTATCTGTTCCGAGGCTACATCCAGGCGTTTGCTCGCGAGGTTATCGGCGTCGAGCTGACCGGTGATCCCATCGTGCTGCCGAACGGCGCCGAACTGTTTTTCCTCGGCACCAATGCGCGCACTGCCCAGGGCTACCACGGCAATTTTTACTTCGACGAATTCTTTTGGACGTTCAAATTTGAGGAGCTGAACAAGGTTGCGTCGGGTATGGCGATGCACAAGAAGTGGCGCAAAACCTACTTCTCGACGCCCTCGACCATGGCCCACGAGGCCTACACCTTCTGGACGGGCGAGCGCTTCAACAAGGGCAAGCCGGCGGCGCAACACACCAAGGTCGATGTTTCCCACGGTGCGCTTCAGCAGGGCCGTTTCTGCGAGGACCGGTTGTGGCGCCAGATCGTCACCATCCTGGACGCGGAGGAGGGCGGCTGCGACCTGTTCGACATCGAGGAGCTACGCCGGGAGTACAGCCCCGAGGCGTTCGCCAACTTGCTGATGTGTGAGTTTGTTGACGACGGCGCGAGCATCTTCCCGCTCACGGTGTTGCAGCCGTGCATGGTTGATAGCTGGGTTGAGTGGGCCGAGGACTACAAGCCGTTTGCCATGCGGCCGTTCGGTGATCGCCAGGTGTGGGTGGGTTATGACCCAGCGGAAACCGGCGACTGCTCGGGCTTGGTGGTGGTCGCGCCGCCGATGGTGCCAGGGGGCAAGTTCCGGGTGCTGGAGCGTCACCAGTTCCGAGGCATGGACTTCGCGGCCCAGGCAAGCGTGATCAAAGCCGTATGCGATCGCTACTGGGTGACGTACATCGGTATCGACGTCACCGGCCTGGGTAGCGGCGTGGCGCAGCTGGTGCGCCAATTCTTCCCCAACGTGACCACCTTCAGCTACTCGCCCGAGGTCAAGACCCGCCTGGTGCTGAAGGCTTACGACGTAATCCACCGTGGCCGGCTGGAGTTCGACGCCGGCTGGACCGACATGGCGCAATCGCTGATGGCGATCCGCAAGACCATCACCGCAGGCGGTCGCCAATTCACTTACACCGCCGGCCGCAACGACAACACCGGCCACGCTGACCTGGCGTGGGCTCTCTTTCATGCATTGCACAACGAACCGCTGGAGGGGCAGACCACTGCCAACACCGGGCGGATGGAGATTTTTTGATGTCGAACCGCCGCAGAAATACCAAGCAGTTGGCCCAGGCCGCCACGGTTGCAACGCAGGAGTTCATTCCGCGCAGTGACAGCAAGATGGAGGCGTTCAGCTTTGGCGATCCGTCACCGGTGCTGAGCGGCCGGGAGGTGTTTGATTATCTGGAGTGCTGGTTTAACGGGCGGTGGTATGAGCCGCCGCTGTCGCTGGATGGTTTAGCGCGGTCGGTGGGGTCTAGCGTGCATCTGCATTCGGGGCTGATGTTTAAGCGCAATTTGTTGAGCAAGACCTTTATCCCGCACCGGCTGCTGTCGCGCGCGGCGTTTGAGCAGTTCGCCCTGGACTTCCTTTGCTTGGGCAATGGCTATCTGGAAGGGCGACGCTCAATGCTTGGCCCTGTGCGTGAGTTGGTACCGCCATTGGCGAAGTACATGCGCTCGGGCAAGGACGGGCGGCAGTTCATGGTCCAGGGCTGGAAGGAGGAGCATGAATTCGAACCGGGAACGGTCTTTCATCTGCGGGAGGCGGATCTGCATCAGGAGGTGTACGGGCTGCCTGAGTGGATCAGCGCGTTGCAGTCGGCGTTGCTGAATGAGTCGGCCACGCTGTTTCGCCGCAAGTATTACGAGAACGGCAGTCATGCTGGCTTCATCCTCTACATGACTGATGCCGCGCAGAACGAAGCGGATGTCGACTCCCTGCGCAAGGCACTGAAGGACTCCAAGGGGCCTGGCAACTTCCGCAATCTGTTCGTGTATTCGCCGAACGGCAAGAAGGACGGGTTGCAGATCATCCCGGTCAGCGAAGTGACGGCCAAGGACGAATTCAACTCGATCAAAAACCAGACTCGCGATGATGTGCTGGCCAGCTTGCGGATTCCGCCGCAGTTGATGGGCATCGTGCCGCAGAACGCGGGTGGGTTTGGGTCGATCAGGGAGGCGGCGCAGATTTATGCAGCCAATGAACTGGAGCCGATTCAGGCGCGTATGGCGCAGGTGAATGACTGGTTAGGGGAGGAGGTTGTGCGCTTTAAACCTTATGAAATCCCGAAGGATAGTTAGTAGAAACGCAATTGCTTTGCTAGGGTGCCCTTGCCTATCTAGGCAGGCGAGGGAGTAAAAAATTGAAGGTCTCAATTTTCTTAGGTAGCGCAGTTGGTGGCTTGTTATCGGTACTGATTTTGGTACTCGTTTTTCGCGCATTTGACCATGATATTGATTTGGTCTTGGGCGGTAGTGGTGGACAAGAACTAGATTTGTTAACTACTGTTGTTTTGCCATTGTTATCAACTTTTTTCGGCGCGATGGCAGGTTCTTATTATACATATAGGCTGCAAGTTCGAACCAAAGCGCAAGAGGAAATTCAGCGGGAAGTATATTTGTTGCGCCATGCCAGTTTAGCTTTACAGTCCCAGCTCAATGATTTGGCCGGAATAAAGAGAGCAATGGTGCTTCCGTATCAAGATGACGCTCTGAGATCGCTGAGTATGCCTGTAACTATTGGCTCTCTCGGAGTGTTGGAAAGGATTGATCAGGATGTCGCCATTCCCCTGATTAGATTGAATGAGGCAGACCTGTTGTTGAGGGTGCAGTTTGCCGAAAAAACTTATCTAAATACTCTTGAGTTGCAGCAGTCGCATCATCGGCTTTCCAAGGAGTATTCTCAAAGATTAAGTGATGGAGGCGTCGATCAGTTTGATATTTCATCGCTGTCCTTCAAAACGAAAATTGTCGGTGGTGCAATGATTGCACAGCTGTATACAACGGGAGAGGGATTGATAGGTGCTTTGGATGATGGGTTGGAAGATCTTTTGGCTGCGTTAGACGGTCTTGCTAGAGTTTATAAAGAAAAATACAGTAGTGGTAAGTATGGTTTCTTGTCTGTAGTGCCTTTCGCATCGTCAGTTGATATTTTTGCAAAGGTGCCGCCGCCGAAAATTAAAGATGTTAAGTCCTTGATGGAGTTGGCCGGTTATTATTCGAAATATTATGATCCAGCGTCGGATGAGGTTGTACCGATTGCAAGGCTTGCCAAAACTGACTGGCGTTCTCCTTTTTATAAAGGTGGGATTTGGAGGTGTTACTTCATCAACGCAGTAAAATGAGGACGGAACCCTAGATACGATTTCGATTTTTGTATTGGCAGAATTTTTATGATGATTTGAGAGTTGGCATATGAGGTAAATAGTTCTAGGGTGCGGGTTCAATCAAACTGGAATCCTTGTTCCTCACATTGCCAACGGCAATATCGACTTTAAACCATTCAAAGGCTTCGGCCGGCTCGCCTTGGTGCAATACCATCTGCTCGGCACGCTCTCTTGGTGTCGCCGGGTCCAGCCATTCGCGGGCAAGTTCCGGCGTCAGGACCACGGGCCTTCGGTCGTGAATATCCACCATGCCGCCGGCACTGTCGGCGGTGATGATCACAAAGCCGTCATGCTCGCCTGGGCCTTCATCGGCGTCTGGTAATTGGCCGATAGCCGCGCACAAGATCGGCGCGCCGTCCCGCCTGCGGATCAGGTAGGGCTGTTTCTTTGGTCCACCTTCATCCACCCACTCAAACCAATTGTCGATAGGCGTGATCGCACGGTGCGGCCAGATCGCCTGGAAGAATGGACCGTGGGCGACCTTCTCAACGCGTGCGTTGATCGGTGCGGCGCGGTCTTTCGCCCAATGCGGTCGCCACCCCCAGCGAACAGGATCAGCGTGCAGCAGTTCACCTTGCAGGTGCAACAATGCCACCTGGGTCGTCGGAGCAACGTTGTACCGCTCGATAGGTTGGTCACCCACCGAGTTTGCCAGGGCGTTAGGCATGCTCAGCGCCGCAACGAAGTCGTGGATTCCCCTGTACTGCGACAGCCTTCCGCACACAGCCAAGCCCTCCTTCCGTTTGATCTTAGACAATCGTGGTCGGCCGAGGTCGCATCTCGTTGACGATTCGCTTCAGGCCTTCGGCTTCACGCTTACTTACGCTCAGTGACGTCCTCAGGGTGTCGATCTGTTTGCGCATCTCAGCCGCTTCGCCGCCTCTCTGACGGAGGTATCCAGCGAACTCGGCGTTCTTTGCCTGTGTAGCCAGCAGCATCTGACTGATTCCGAAGACATCCTCCCGCGCTTTGCGCAGTTGCACGTTCAGGTCCTGAATCTCGTTCTCCAGGAGTCGGCAGTGCTGCCGGTACATTTGCAATGGGGGAGGGAGGCCAAGCCAGCCGAGGGTGTCTTCATCGTTATTCATGGGGGCGAATCCAGTGCTGTATAGACATACAGTAATCTAGATTTCTCCATGACGCGATTTGAGGCGACGAACTGTAGGAGGGAGGGGGGCTTTGGTTCAGAAAAAGTCAGCTGGGATAGATGAAAGATTGCCCTTCAACAGTATGAAAAAACCCAGTCCAACATAGCATTTGCAGGGTGTCACGGCAAGCCAAAGCGGCTGCGCGGGCCAATAAACACGGGGTTTCGGGGGGCTGCGTGGTTGGCACCCAGGGATCTGCTGACCGTTCGGGGAGTTGGCGTGCCACATGTCGGGCTACAGACGTGCCATAACGGGGTAGTGACGTGCTTCACCACCCGGCGCGCGCCGTCGTCCCCCCACCTCGCCTGCGGGCTAAATGCGTCGTTTTTTCTGCACTCCTGCAGTCGCTGCAGCCTGTGCCTGGCGGGGCTTAATCTGGCGTTGCTGAGAGGAAAAACGCCTGCGAATCCCTGCGAAGGTAGCCTGTTTGGAGATGGCGACTGAAGCACAGTCTGAGAGCAATTCTGAGAGGTGGCTCGGGAAAAGGGTTAGTTTTAAAAAAAGGGGAGGGAGGTGTTGCGTAGACCCCGTATTTACTGGGGTTGAGTGCTAACTTTGGGAGGTTAGTTATGGTTAGGTTGGAGGTTAGTAATTCATAAGCTACTGATTTATAACAATTTTATTTTTGGGTTTTTTAACAGGTATAAAGGTTAGGAAATTACCTCTCATAACCCTAAAGCTAACTCATGTCATGGACCGCAAAGCTGCGTACGGCAAGGCTTTCAGAGCGATTTGCAAAAAACTAACCTTCCTTACCTCTTTCCCGTGGGTCAACATGAAAAGCCGAAAGTACCTATAGGGAGCGCTGGCAAAGGTCCATCTGTTATTTATGCGTACAAACACGGAGACAGACCCAACTGATTGCAGTCAAATATATGCACGGCTTGAGGTCTTGAAGACTGGCGCGTGAGGAGGGATCTAACCCTCGTTATCAGCTTGGGGGCTTCTAACGAGGTTTCAGGCGGAAAGGGAGGGGGCTTACAGCGGTTGTTCGAGCGGCCTCTATTGGGGTCACAAGCTGCCATTATCCCAACAGCGCCCCCCCTGGACACGGCGCTGTCAGCGCGTGTGGGTGTCGTGGGTTTACCGGACCTGCCCCGCTAGATAATTTCTTCGCTGCAATTGGAATTCAGCGTACAGAGATTTGGCGTCAGCTGTTGAACCAGCTGAACTTATACTGTCGGCAAAAATACGATAGTAAAGTAAGAATTGTTTTTTGTCCTTTGTGTATGTTCCCTGCCAACTATGATCGGGTAGGCGGGATATAATTTCATTGAATAAAAAGTTATTTATAGTCTTTACTAAATTTGTTGATATTGATATGGCGGTCTGAAGAGATAGGTAGTCTAGTAGAAGCGGCTTTTCCAAAAGTTCTCTATGATCTTGAATTCCTAGAGCCAAAGCGTTTGAAGCGCCAAGTCGACCGAATCTATGCACGGCGCAATGCCGTAAATGGCAAATTTTTACATAGTCATCAATTGAAGATTCAAGGTACGAAGGGGAATGTCCTTTTATTCCAAGACACTCTTTTATCGTACTTGTAATGCTTTCTTTGCTAATGAATGAGACGCGCTCTAGAATTGCTTCCGGCATCATATCTCTATGTAGGTGAACTGCGGCTCCAAATGAAATATCTCTTTTGTAGGAAGCATCCCGTGAAAGTTCGTCAATGGAGATAATTTTTCTGAGTAATGTTCTGAGATAGCTTTCTACGGCTGCGATTACACCTAGTAGGACGAGCTGCCCTTGCAAAGGATCAAAGCTGGCAGGGTCTGGAGACAGTCTGTTAATTGAGTGTAAGCGCTCGAGAAACTGGTCGATTGGCGAAGTCGTAGGTTCTAAGTGGTTATTGTCAAATAGTAAGTGAGTGCTCAGCCGCGGTGGTGCAGGTACTAGGCAGGTTATGAGTTGTGTTTTGAAGGGAGTAGCCATTATGAAAGAAACTCCTCGACAGTTAGCTCAACTTTTTTGATTATCTCTTCTGCGCGTCTAGGTCCAACATAATTAGCTTTCTGGAGCTCGCTGGAAGCATTCTGCGAAATGACCACGTCAGAAACACTGCGGATATTAGTGTCCTTGTTGATTCTGCCGATAAGCCTTTTACTGATGCCAGGGACTTCGCTTAGTGGGAGCTTCATGCACTCTTCAAATAGCGAAGATCCAACTAGAGGCTCTCCGCAGTTATGGCAAAACTGTTGCGAGTCGTTAAAGCGTTGCGTGCCGCATTTTTGGCATGGTGGTAAATCAAGCTTGAGGTCCCTCAGTTCAATATGAGAAAGCAGCGATTTAAACTCGCGTCTTAGAGGGTGTTTTGCTGCGCTAGCCAGCATCAATTCAGGAAGCCCGCGAAATGTATTGCGTTTCCCCTCCTTAAATGCGCCAGCTTGATAGAGAAAGGCTAGATGAGGGATATATCTATCATATTTTCTATTTTGGCCATGCGATACAGACTGCAACGGAAAAAGCATTCCAACTTCAATCAAGAATTTGATCATTCGATCAGCTAGAGGTGTTCGATCGTCACTCTGAAGTAGGCCTAAAACAATGTTGCGTCGAGAGAGATCTTTGTTTTGAAGGTCAGATATTTCCACCACGGCGTTGGAAAAAAACGACCGGCCAATTTGAATGACTGAGGAGAACTGTTTTAGTTTTAATGCAATAGAATCATACTCGGCTCCTATGAGTTCGACCTGTTGGTCAATGATTTTATTGACTTTAGATTGTGAGGTGCCTGCTCTCTCTGAAAAAAACTCTCGAAGTAATCTTAAAAAAACGCGCGGTATTCCGAATGCTGTGTACTTAAAGAGCTCAAGTATGTCGGGGGAAATACTTTTTTGTTGCTCGGATGATAATCTTCTGTTAGCGATATCGCCCATTATGGTGGAATATGCCGGATCCTCTACTGACAACCAGAGAGGAACTTCTTCAACCTCATGGGAAGCGTGGAAAGTAGGACCATATTGAGTCGTACCCGGGTAGACTGAAGCCTTTGGTGCGATACCCTCAACTTTTAATACTCTGAAGATTTCGAAAAAAGCTACTAAATATTGATCGGAGAGGCTTAGCGCTGCGTCATCCAATAACAAAACGGCACGACTTCTGTTGAATCTAGCGCTAAGTGATCGAACAGCTCTAATAACATGATCTACCGTTATAAGCTGACCAAAGCTTTCATAAAGCTCAACTCCTGACCCTCTTTCCAGAAGGGAAATAAGATCGCGCAGCTTTTGTTCGTCATAGAGCGGGTCGAGGTCTTTAAGGAAGTCGCTAGTGCTACTTAGGTCATTTATGTAGTCAAAAGCGCTCAGCAGGATGCGTGCGAGCACCCATGAGTGAAATCTTTTGAGCGCATCCGGTGTCTTTTTTAGTAAAGGTTCTAGATGAAGGTATCTGTTGAAGCTAGAGTAAAGAACCAAAGGTGAAGATTTATTGAGAAGAGATTGTGAATAAGTATAACGCATGAGATGCGTTTTTCCGGTCCCTCTTGGCCCTATTAATAGCTTCGCCCCAGTGGCCAACAGCTTCTGTCTAGCTTTCTTTAAAATCTCCCCGTCGGCTAATGAGGTGGAAATTTCTTCGGTTGAGAGCTGGTCGGCTCTTTCTTCAAACTCCATTTAAACATCCTTGTATTGGTTGAGAAGGATTGGAAAAGTTATTAGTTCTTTTTTTGCTAGTTGTTTTGCTGCTACACCATATGCATGCGCCGATAGCCAAGCCCGACCTTCTTTGCTAGCCATCTGAGCTAAAACGGATTCGCGAATGTTGGGAGCGCATCTGATTACATAAACACAATCGCTAACCGCAAATGTGCCCCTCATCACGCCTACAATTTTACTGTCGAGATTTCTGCCAACCCTTGAAATCAATATATCCCCTGGCTGTGCTTTTATAATAGTCGCACCATCATCCGGGAGCTTTGCGTCAAAAGAGCTGAAGTCCAACCACTGACCTATGTCTTTCTCCATCATGTTTGTGATGTGAAGAACAGGGAAACCGGCAGTTTTAATTTGAGAGCTAGTTATGCTGCCACGCTTTATCTCAACGGCGAGTTCATACAGCATCGATGTTTTACTACGAGTCGCATTGGAAGTATGCAAGCGATGGAAGTGAAAAGAGTAGTCTAGCCGCTCGCTCGCAGATAAAAGATCTACGAGAATCGGGGCGCTAAGAGTCTTTTCTCTAGTTAGGCAGTAAATAGGGATGGTGTCCTGGTGTTTTTTTGTTTTTTGCAAAATTACTATGCTTGCCAAGGCGTCTGTATGATGAAAAGAGCCGCGTGGAAGCTGTATCACCTTCGTGATCACGTACGCATTTAGCAATGTTGCTCTAAACTTTCTGTATTTGCTTGCTGTAATTAAGCTATCGGGAAGTATGATTCCCAAGGTCGCGTTCTCACTCATCAATCTGAGATTTTGCGCTAAAAAAAGCAAGCCCGCATCAACATCCGCAGGGAAAGGGAGGCAGTCAAGAAAGCCAGCATCTTCTAAAATTGCGCGAAATTCATTGCGCCATTTCGGAGTAATAAATGGGGGGTTGCAGACGGCTACATCAATGGGTGCATTAGTGCAGTCAAGCACGGCCGATAGGTTTTCACACAAGGCGTCAATTACGAAATGTTCATGAGATGAATCATTTGATTTTTTCCTAGTCGAAACGCTAGGGACGTCTACTTTTGGATCGATGTCGACAGTTAGTATTTTTAGATCAGGCCAGCGTGTTTTTGCGGCGCCACTTAATGATCCAGAACCTGCTCCTAGATCGAGCAGCCTAACGGGAGAAATAATATCGAATTGCTCTACCAAAAAAGAGCTAATGTCGCTTCTAGTATAATATCGACCTAAAATGTCTGAGCCAGAATTGGTAGTGATCATCGGCAATTTTAAGTCTCATTTTCATTGCAAAAAGCTAACGCGCGATTCTACAGCTATCCCTAGGTCTATGGAAGAAAGGTCTCTGCGGTCGGGGGCAGGCTTTATCGGCGTGTATCATCGACGAAACGTGACCAGCCCCTCTGGTCAAGGACTGCCTACGTCAAGCCCCTACGCATAGGTGGACCTTGGCGAGCATGCGCTATCAACCGGTCGAGGCACAGATCGGCTAGCCGATATCTAGTTTCTTGAGACGAGCCAGGCCTTGGTTAATAAACCCCGCATTTTCTCCGATGGATTCCAGCGATCCGCGAACATTTTCTCCAGCCTGCGATGCGTCCTGGGTTTCCACCCATAATGTCAGCTCCATTATGGCCGCTTCTAGGGCCAGTTGGTTGTGATAGATCCTTTCCAGCACATCCGCCAGTGAGTATTCGCTCGCCAT